TTTTGCAACAAATGTCTCAGTCAATGTAAAGTCATCGTTCAGTATATATCCTTTAGCTACATTGTCATGAACATGCTTGATAATTGTAGGAATATCATCAATGATATATACTTTGTCGCCATTGAATGTTTTAATTCCATCGCCATAGCCATAGCCAGAGCCAGAGCCATCGCCAGAGCCATAGCCATCGCCAGAGCCAGAGCCAGAGCCATCGCCATAGCCATAGCCAGAGCCAGAGCCATCGCCATAGCCATCGCCAGAGCCATCGCCATAGCCATCGCCAGAGCCAGAGCCAGAGCCATCGCCATAGCCATAGCCAGAGCCATAGCCATAGCCATCGCCAGAGCCAGAGCCAGAGTATATACTAAGAAACTCTCTTATCTGTTCTTCCATACGTCTACCTCCTCAATGGATTTTATTGCTTCGTCTGTACAAGGTATTATTTCAATAACCCCTAAAATTGAAATTATCGGCACGGCCAATGTGAATTTACAATCATTAGGGCGTTTTGTCCCTTCTACTGCCAATTGGCTGATAGATGCAGCCCCATACCAACACCACAATCTTCGGCAGTCTGTCAATGTAACTTCACTACCATTCTTTTCTTTCAACGTACCGAAAAATACACCGGCTCTATCAGCGCGGATAATAACTTTTTTCCCAATCATAATTCTATATATTTAAAGATTAATAAATATTGGCTCGCCCTCAACGCAACAATGCGTGTTTAGCCTTTCAGCATACCCGAATTTGACGGGAGGGGAGATATATCGATAAGCGTGGTATGGTCGCCCTTCGCCGCCATTTACTTTATACCTATTGAGGACTGGATAGGACGCTTATATTGTCTTTTAATATTGTTCCTTTGCGATACGGGTGCCCAAACCGCATACTCGCCACCGTAGGACATTTCGGTGCAAAAGAACCGTCGTAAACCTTTCTGCCCATTCGCAGCATGGCTATCACTGTGTGATATTCCCTATTTTCAATACTTCGTTGTATGTTCACAAGCCAACGGGTTATAGTCTTAGCCGCCTTGTGCTTCACAATTTGCAGATTAAATCCGCTCCAAAGACCTATCAAGTGCTCCCGTCCGGTCCTCGCTACCGGAAGCCGTTCAATCCGACCACGGGAATGTTTAAATATTCATGTCCATATGCTCGTATCGCCAGCCGAGCATCGCGTATCCTATATCATGGCTATTGCATTTCCTGCCTATAGGTTCCCTGCCGACAAGGGAAGAGGTGTATTCGTCCATCTTCATTTTAGCATCAGCCCAAGCCTCCCTCAACGCATGCCCAAAGGAGAACCGCCGGAGTGACTTGTTCCTTCTGGAATAGGCAAAGGCAAGCTGCATGATGGCTCTGTGGTTGTATCTGCCGTCAATTACAAGATTGTAATCCCTTGATTTCATCTTTCGAGAAGTTTTATCAATGATGACTTCTTGAAACGAAGCACTCTCCCACTCTTGCTATGAGGAACGGTGTCTATACGGTTGTATAAAGTCCCCAGAGACCAACCGAGTAATTCCGCAGCTTCACGGGCACCAAGCCATTCAGAAGTTTCCTCTTCAACAGCTTCCTTTACAAGTCTTTTCACGTCATTACGCATAAGCTTGTACAACTCCTCAGCAACTGCTCTTGCTTCTGAACGGTTCATTTCTTTTCGATTGCGGTTATAGTAACCTTGAAAGTTTTGGTATCAATTTCCACCTTATATCTCTCTACATCCGGTCTTGGAATTGCCAAAGCCGTTCTGTAAGCAGTTGCTCTCGCAGAGTCACATTCGTTGTAATTTGACAGCCATACGGTAAGAGAACTCCCTGGCTTTATCTTCGAAACTTCTTCTCTTGTTACTTTCATATTCTTTCTTTATGTAAATTTTCTACATTATCTTTGTTTTTTAATAGAAAACCACTATATTTGCCTTCGGATATAGTAAAAGCGGCTTTTATAGTTGCTCCTATTTTTTTTATGCCTTGTTGTTGTCGTTCTGTCGTTCTAACAACACCGCAAAGATAGTACATATATTTTGTACTCAAAAGAAAAAGTACAGAAAATATGTATGTTATAAAACATGTTTAGCCAAGGCATAAAAAATAGGTCTAAAATTGGTCTTTGAAATGTTTACAATCGGTTATACAGCCTTTATTCCATAATAAAACTATGGATATACACTTTTTACAGCAAGGCATATTGCTACAACCAACAATGAAAGCGATATAATGGAAAGATATAAATGAACGGTCAAAGAGGGCTTTATCTTAATGATATGCCTTATTTCAAGTTTGCATTTATTAAATAACAAAAAATCATATATTCTCTGTATGCTATTTGAAATGCAATTAATAGACCCTACGAGGTTTTCAGTAAAACTTGTTTCTTTTATAGAACTTATCTCTTTCGTCAACAAAGACAGTTTTTCAGACAACAGAAGATTACCGCAAGATGAAATGTAATAATCACGCACGTATGGATGGGTAGATATGAAAGCAAAATCTTTCAACTCTTCTGAATCGCTAATTTTTTCATACGTGTTCGATAATTGAGAAAAACGCTCTTTTGACATTTTCAACTCACGAAAAGGTATTTCCTGCATATCGGCAAAAGCCTCCTTGAGCTTTTGCATATACTCCTTGTCTTGTTTTGAGTATTTCATAATCCATTATTTTATTTATTAGACAATCAGTTAATAGTATCAGCATCTAAAAATATATATGTTATTATTTATTCAATAAATTATATACTTTATATTAACTTGTAAATCACCAGGTTTGAAGGAACGTTGATTTTTGAGTGAATCATCCCCTTACCCGTAGAGAGCGGTTTTTCTCTCTAACGGTTCAAGGATAATTCGATGGTAAATCACCAGTATAAGTTAGGTATCGACCCCATCGGCTCTGAATTGGGTGCTTCCAATCTCGGCTTTCAGCTTTTACAGAGTTGGTTATCCCGTAACCTGCACCTGCGCACCAGTCTGCTTATTTCAATCGACTGCCTTCTTTCGTGCATCCCCTCACGGGCTTTCACCGTGAAGCTTCGGAAGGTTGTTTTAAATCTGTTATTGGTCGAACGTATTTTCCCCGATAGCCCTCCGCAGTAGCTCGTAAAGCGGAAACAATAACCGATTGTACTTTATAAAATAAAAAAAATCCGTTGCTAAAGTAGAGCGGCAACGGATTTCCATATAGAAAAGCCCACGTTAGGGCGATTGTTTAATCATGTGTCTGTTGCCGCTCTACTTGCAACGGGTGCAAAGATAGTATCTTTTATGATACCATCTAAAATAATAGGAGATTTTTTTATGAAAACTGCAAAAGATAGGTTTCATGAAGTAATGGATAGTCTCGGATTAAATGACTATAAGGTATATACTGGCATAGAGAATATATCCAAAAATATGATGTACAAATTAAGGCAAGGACAAACAGAAGAGGTATCAGTTAAGATACTAATGCCTTTTTGCGAAGCCTACCCCCAGGTCAACGCCAACTACATCCTCACCGGCAAAGGTCCAATGTTCCTTGACAATGAAACTTCACATTCGTCTTTGTCTGAAAAAGATGTAGAAGATTTGCCATCTCCGGAAACTGCTGAATACTGGAAGCGAATGTATGAAACGACAGTAGTCATGTATGAAGCGCAATTTGAGGATTTGCAAAGGCGATTTAACGCTCTGAATAAATCTGTAGAAGAAATACAAGACCTATTCAGTGAGAGAAGAAAGGCTGTTTAATATATATGTTTACAAACATGTTTTGAAATAAAACATTTTTAATGTAAAACTTGTTGATATTTTATTTCGACAGGACACAAATTATTAATTTGAAATATAATGAATGAAAATGTAAATCTAATGATGAAGCACATGCTCCGTCTTGCAGAAGCGTATGAGAAATTACTTAAAGAAGTTGCACAACTGAGGCAGGAAGTCGCAATACTGAAAGGCGGAAAGGTAAAGGAAAAGAAAATTTATAATATGAAGATTTTAGGCAGTCAGGTTGGCGGAAGTTGATACAAAAAGCGGAAATGTGCTTCATCATTTGGTTTATGTAAAATAAGATATATATTGATTTACGGTATATAATAGATTGGGCGAAAATCCAAAGGAGTCTCTATCACGTGCCCGAACTGTGGAAAGAGTATAAAAATAAAGGTGGATTGATTGACCGTTTGGAATATTTGCTTACCTTTGTATAAAATATAATTTATGCCTGAAATATGTAGATTTTTTGGAATTATCGTAAGCCTTTATTGGAGAGACCACAATCCCCCTCATATTCACTTTACTTATGGTAATTATGAATGCTCCATTAGCGTCTTGGACAGAATTGTAGACGGACAAGCACCAGCAAAGGTAATTGCCAAAGTTAACCAATGGATGGATTTGCATGAAACGGAAATCCTTACTTTGTGGGAAAAGGCTCAAAAAGGGGATAAACTGAATAAAATAGAACCTTTAAAATAGATGCTTATGTTACGAGTAGTAGATGTAGATTATATCAAAGATTATGAGCTTCTTGTAACGTTCAGTGACGGAAGCAAAAAAAAGGTTGATTTAAAACCATACCTTACAGGAGAAGTGTTTGGGGAATTGTTGGATAAGGATAAGTTCATCCAATACGGATTGACGCACACAACTATAGAATGGGCAAATGGGGCAGATTTAGCTCCGGAGTTTTTGCATGAGATTGGAACGGCTGCATAAGTTTGTAATATAACACGCAGTAATCTTGTTATGCAAATTGTATGCAAATTATTTTTGTATGTAAAATAAATATTTGATATATAGTATTATAGATGCACTAAAAAAGAGCTTCCCAAGCTGAGGGTCACGAGTTCGAGCCTCGCTTGCCGCTCTCTTGAAAATCAGATAGTTATCGCAAGATTACTATCTGATTTTTGTTTTTAGGCAATGGCAGTTGAACTCGCAGTTGACGGGTCAACGTAACAATCTGAGGGATTTTATATTTAAGCATATAATTTAGCAAGTCTATATAAGAAAAGAGCTCTATCTCTTACTCCTCTGAACTGTGCTCTAAATGCTTTGATTTTAGCATTGAATGACTCTGCTGCGGCATTGGTTGCCCTCCTTTCAAAGAAATTGATTATATCCAGATAATGTGTTTGTATAGAACGTGCGACCCTTCCAAAGGTGAGGAACCCTGATTTATCTACTTCATCATACCACCTTGCCAGCCTTGTCAAAGCAATATCCTTAAAC